GCAGAAGCTCCAGGTTTTCCTGGAACCATGTTGTCGAGGTCAAATGCGATTGTTGCTCGTGTTCTACTCATACGCGTTTTCCTTTCTTTCCGTCATTCCTGACCGCACTGCCCAAATCCTTCAGGGCTGATTATAATTATGACAACGACTACATATCATTGTCTGTCGTTACGTTCAGCCACGTCCGCCGATATCTATCGCGGCCATGTCTATGCTTACTTTGTAATGTACGAGGACGCGACAAAGAATCCAACTTATGTGCGTTAGGCAGGTGTGTCTTATAGAATAACTCCACCATGCCCTCGTTTATTTCCACGATCTGTTTCTCAACTTCGGCATAACACGCTGCCAAGATAGCGTCATCGAATACTAATCCAGCGGCATGAAGATTTGTGGCCGGTTCTACGTAGTAGACTGTTGTGTTATCAGGAGTCGATGCCCCAGATAAAGCGGCAAAAGTAAATGTACCTGTTGCACCAGTGTAATCGGTGATCGTAGCCGTTTCGCCAAGTCCGGTACCGGCAACTACTGTAAGAATCCAGGTGTTAAAATAGTCGTCAACCTCGCCCCTATCTCCGTCTACAATCGTAACAGCACTACCACTATCCGTTAATCCGGCCTCACAATCCATCGTAGCAAAATGCGACGTATACGGAAACTCTAATGTGTCGGCTGCTACTGGAGCGAGGTCAGTTACAAGCTGCCATCGTCTCGATGATCCAGCGAGTACGCCCGCTGTAGGGTCGATCCTTCTACACGCTGCTCGTAGCGGGTAGCCGGTTGTTACATAGTTAGACCTGTACGCGCGTATGAGGGATTCGTCAACCCACTTGATTCCAGTGCCGTGATTGGTATTGGCCGCGTAAGTAATCGGCCCGTCTACCTGCCCACCGAAATCATAGGGAAGCCAGTTGGGTTTTTCGATACTGTAAATGGATGTCGTATCAGGAGTGGAACTACCCGATAAGCCACCTGAAAAAGTGACCTCACTATCGCCCTCATCGGAATCAGTTATGGTGGCCGATTCTCCTATGCCTGTACCAGCGGTAATAGTTAAAGTCCAGCCGATGAAATAATCATCGGCCTCATCCCTGTTCGTGGTATCGATAAGAGTAGTAGCGGTACCAGCAGTTGCAGTACCACTTTCAGTAGCCGCTAATACTACACTGGCAATACGCTCCTGCCATTTCCATCCGTTGTCCGGCGGACTCGCAATGAATAAACGCATTCCGTCATTGACAATACGCTTGCACCTGTCAAGATTGAAGTCGTCTATCGGCACAAGAGCTTTCCCTTGGCCGTCAGTTCCATAGTAAGCCATGCCAGCTTTCTCAGCCGCACGCAAAACTAAATCGCGGAATGTAAGTACGCCAGTGGGTTCTGCCATTTTCTTTTACTCCTCGATTACTTCCATATTTACTACACGGCAGATAGCTTCTTCGTGTATTTCTCCGCCGACATTATCTTGTCCATCGGCTGTCATTTCAATGCGCTTATTCATAACAGCCCTAAGCACAGTTTTCTCTTTTTCGTCCAGGATGAGGAATTCGGCAGTGCATAGACGAATCTCTCTTGCGAGCCCGACTGCTTCCGCGACATCTTCAGCCGTTCTAAACATGCCAGCACTACGCAACCAAGAGGATAGATTGTCTCGTAGAGGATAATCTACTTCCTTTTTTACTGTCGCCGGTTGGCCGTCTACTATTACGAGCTTGCCGTCTTGTGATCTTTCAGGCTCAGTCAGCGTAATCGTGTACTCACTCAAATCCAATCGGTACTTCTTCAGTTCTTTCTTGTTTTCACTCATAATTTTATTTCCTCACAAGGGTTAATGTTGACCCGACCCGCTTCAGCCCTTGTTGAGGAGAAGCAGGGCCGGGCCTTAAAATCCAACTACCTATTACTGAGCGTTGTTGCGGTCGCACGCAAAACGAATCCAGTCGATAGCCATGTACCCGGCATCGCCAGCACTACCTGGATCGTCATTAACCATCAGCCCAACGATGATTCCAAGCGGGGTGAGTTCGTTAGCGGTAACAGTAGCAAAATCGTCTACATCAAGTTTGCCAACTTCGACGCCATTGATGTAGTAACGCAGATATCTCAAGCCATCATACTTCAGACCCAACTTTACATAGGTGTCATCAGCCCATGTAGCCTGCAAGTATGCCGCATCCTTCACCTGAGTAACAGCAGAATCACCTACCTCATGGTAAATCGCGTCGATGTCACCTAAGTTGGTACCATCAGTAAACGCTACAAATCCAACAAAATCTCGACTTTCGATAGTGTCAGGAATCGCAGTCTCTTCGAGTACTGAAGTTCCAGCCAGCAATGTACTATCGCCGAGACCACAGATGATCGATATGTCCTGGGTATGATCTTCCAGTTTGATACGAGCCTCATACCACATCTTTCGCCCGCTGCCCAGAGCCAACTGGTACAAGACCTGGCTTACCAAGTAAGCCTCATCATACTGTGTCTCGCCATCAGGTTCAAGCAAAACGACGCCATGCTCATTATCATAAGCGGCGGTATCCACCGTTAGTGTTCCATCACCACCATCGCCCACCAGTGTAAATGGCGTACCAGGTATTGCACCTGTAGCGGTAAGATTAGTAATAGCTCCCAGGAAATCTTCCATAAAATGAATCCCTTTACCTGGGTCTTTTTGCATTGCAACCACTGGGCAATCAGCCCAAATAGCAGGACTTGGCCCGCCTACAGGGGTGGTATTTGCTGTTTGATAAGTTACTACACTCATGTACTTCTCCTTATCCCCTACATATAGGGGTTATCTAAGAAAAATTAAGATACTCCATCGCACGTTGCAATAGAGTTTTGTTCTTTTTACGACGCCTTGTGCATAACAAAGCCAGCGGTACGTAAATTCAGGCACAAGTTATTATGTGCCCCATCCACGAACACCGTGAACGACGTATGCTGTAGCCGGTCTGTAATTGGCTCACCCTCTTCCATCCAGTAACCTTCGTGGACGTAGGGAATAAACTTTGCGAAGTCCATGCAATAGATCGGCGTGTAAGTTGCACCGTTCAGTTGCGGAATCGGGACCACTGGAAGCCGGTTAAGATACACCAGGCCAGTCTCGTCCATCTTGATGTTACCGAGGACATCCTTGCCAGTATGCTTGTCGTCACGCTGGTCGGCCAGTTCCTGCAACCGGGCCACAGTGTCGAAATCAGTGTAGACGCGCTTCGCGGCAGTTCTTTTGTCCTGTGGGTCTTTCACGAACAGCGGAGCTTTGAAACGGGTGTACATAAATGCCAGCCGGAACGACCGTAGCAGGCCGTTGTTGATTTCCGTGTACAAAGCGGCGTAGTTACGCCACTTAGTTTCGGTCGAGGAATCGATGCCGGAACACAAAGTGCCAGTCGTAGCATCCTGGTAATCGATAGTCGCACCGACAAAACCGGATGTAGCATTGACGCTACCAGCGGCATTTTTCACCTTCAGGTAATACGGGACACCATTCGGATACAGGTCATCCGAAGCACTCGTTGGGGTCTTCCATGCCCGCTCTTCGATCAACTCAGCGAGAGACCAAAGACCATCAATACGCCGGACCTTCATCAAACTGATGAAGCCCTTCGCCGAATTCTTCTGCTGAACAATCTCAAACTTCTCCCACGAATAGTTCGTCCCGATCTGCGTCCACGGCACCTTAATCGTATGGATCACGTCGCCGACAGTTGGGGTATCCGTGTCAAACGACCGGCGATATCTTGCATTGCCGGTATTATCAAGCATGACCTTTCGCTCGATCTGTGTACCACCATCAAATACCATACGTTCTTTCTGATAAATGCGGCAGAACTCATAGTCCTGGTTATCCCACCCCACTTCAAACTCCTGCTTGGGCAGGTTGTTGATAGTAGTTGCGATAAGATCAGCTAAATCTGCGTTCTTAACTCCCATGTGTTATCCCTTTCATCCAAATGTTTTTTTCAAATTAGCCGCCACTGTTGCTTCCATAGATTTTTCATCCATCTTAGCGTTCTTAGCCGGAGAAATTTTCTTCGACTTAGAAGGTTTGAGCGACACGCCCTTCGCGCGTTTCTTTACCTTCGTGTGCAATTCTACGCGCAAAGCCTTTTCACGTACAGCTTCACTAACTAACAAATGCGCCGATTCCAGAGCCTGCTCCAGCGTAATCTCGCGGCCCTGCTGTTGGCAACCGAGGACGATACTATCGGCTGTTTCCAGCACTTTGTATCGGTTATCAGTCTGCCCGATAGTCAACTTCGCAGCGTCTTTTCCTTCGCCATAAAAATCAGCATAAGGCTTGAGAGTCGGATCGAGGAAGAACTTTTCAATCCTGCCACGCACGACTGGATCAAGTTCTTCTACCTGCTGCTCGTCTACTTCAGGCTGCACTACAACGGCGTCAAGTTTTTCCTGCATAGCAGTAAAAGCCTTTACCACCGCACTGTCATCGCCGTACTGTTCCTTTAGATCGGCAAGATCAAAGTCGCCCTCTGACGCCTTGACATCAGGTTTAGCTTTGGTCTGTACTCCCTTCGCTGGCTTGACTCTACCAAGTCTTGCGAACTCACTTGTAATCTTATTCGTGGTTTCGTGAATCTTGGCGAATGTCTTTATCGCCAGGTCTGGTTTAGCCTCGAAAAATTCCTTTATATCTTCGGGCTTCCATCCTTGATGAACCGCCGCACGATAATACGCATCGGACAGCGTTACTTCCTCTTCAGAACCAGATTCATCCTTGTCTTCCGCTTCGTCTTTGTCCTCTTCAGGGGTAGAGTCATCATCGTCGTCGTCTTCTTCTGCCTGCTTGTCGTCAGCGTCATCATCGTTTGCTTCGTCTTCTTCAGGGGTAGAATCGTCGTCTTCTTTGTTGTCCTCTGCCTGTTGGCCGTCATCCATGTCGTCATCGTCAACCTCTTCGTCCTCAGAAGAATCGCCAAAGACCTTACTCAAATTCGCATGTACAGATTCTACAAGCTCCTCGTTTGCATCTTCAAGTTCTTCTTCCTTCTCCGCTGTCTTCTCTGCTGGTTCTGCCATTCTATTACCTTCCATTAGGGTTAGGGGCAAAGTTGCCCGTAGCTATATCGGTAATCAATTAGGCGATCTTCACGCCTTTGTTCTTTATCTTCTGCGGCATCTTTTCAAAGCCGGTCTTCTGGCAGTAATCACTTTGCTTCTTGACAGAATCAAAACGCAACTGCCCATCGGGTAAAACACCTATGCCGGGGAACAGCTTCCTGTGTACTTTCGTTTGGCAGGGGTTAATCGCCAAAGACATAGAGGTGTGGCTGTAGTCGCCTTCTCTTATCCCGCCGCCGCACCGCCACCGCATATCGGCTCCGCAATCGGGACAGACATGTATGCTTGCATTGTCGTCTGTTACCTCGGCACCGCAAACATCGCAGATAAATTCTTGAATCGCCATGCTATTTCCCCCTGCGTTTTTTCTTTGCACGTTTTTCTGCGTCGGTTTTGATCTCACCCTTCTTGACGCCAGCCTCTTTTAGACCGCGCTGTACTTTCTTTGTGGCGACATTGGGCTTATTATACTTGCTACTTGGAAACACTTTACCCAGCCTCTTTTTCACTTTTGATAAGAAGGATTCTTTCTTCTTAGGGGCGGATTTCCCCTTGCCCGATCCAGCATAACGCGCCGCGATCCTCGCCGCCTCTCTAAGTTTTCTTTCCTTTTCCGTTTTACTCAGCTTCTCCGCCATTTCCTTCAGCGCTCTTTTTGACATTAGTACACTCCTTGATTTGCTTGTTGACCTAAATCGGCACCACCCTGAGCAGCAGATCGTACATCCGCCTGCGACGACGGTATACTCGTTTGCGATGGATAGCCACCATTCTGTGCTATGCCCGCTTGCGGTCCGGCCTTACGTGTGGAGCCGGTAGACCCGGCACCAGCACCACCACCACCGGCGGATTTCATTATCAGGTACGTTTTCAGTTTCTGCTGGAACTCTGGGTCAACGAAAATCTCCTGCATGTCATCACCGATTTCAAGTTGATCTGCGGTCATCGTGATAACTTTCTGAAGATTAAACGGCAGTCCAAGCTGCATCGCCATCATACCAGAATTAAACAGCGCCGGAAGAGCGTTAGTAAGAAATTCCATCATGCGCTTAGATCGGATAGCTGGATCGAGCTTCGACATCGACTTTGACCTGATCTTGTAGATGAAGTCTTCGGGTTCTCCTTTAACTTGCTCAGGAGTAATCTGCACCTCTTCCATTTCCATGCCCGGTTTCCGGCGGGCTACGGTGATATCTAACATCGGATCATACCGCATGTACCACGCACAATCCTCGCTGATACCAGCGGTTCCATCATAAAGAATGTCTCTTGCATCCTCGATGGATATCATAGCGTTACCCTGAAGTATGTTAGCCTGCGTTGCGGTTTCGGCATCACTATTGGCACCGGATATCTGGTCAGGATTGCCCGACATATAATTGAACCACACTTGTAACTGCTGTAACATCTGGATGTTACTCTGTGCCTGCCCATCAAAGGACACGACCTGTACCGCTTTAGGATCGTCAGTAGCTACTGCTTCGTTGTTCTCAGCATCCAAGATATCCTGGGCCACGTCAGCATGCGACGGTTTATACAGCACGATGTTTCGCTGAGAATCGGACTGTTCGAGGCTCTTAACCATAGTGCGATTCACTGCACGAGCAAGGTCATAGTACAAGCTAACCGGCGCAATAGGCAGCGGGTTAGAATCAACCGGGGGGGTAAAGCTCAAGAAGTTATATGGGCCTTTATTTGGGCCGTAATAGTCTGTAATCCCCAGATACTTCTCGAACACTACCTCACGCGGATCGGGCATAGTTACCAGCGCGTTAGCGCCGGGCACCCATAGCTCAACCACGTTCACCATATCTTGCAAGTCCTTCATTTCAAACGCACCCTGATATTGGAGTGACAACTCGGCTGTCGCTCCCTTATCACCATGCAGCATTGTAGAGGATGGTAACTTCTTGACGAGATCGTGGTCGTATAAATCATAGTCCAGCAAAAACTGTCGAGGGACGCTGGTTCTGTCACCAAGAAACGAGGACTCCGCAAGTGACTTACAAAGCGGGTCGATTACAAAGTCATCGAGGTCAACCAACGAAACGAAAATTTCTCCAGGATCAACAAGTTGGTCATCAATGAGTATACAGTTACCGGCTGCTGCTATCCCGGTCTTGACAATTCCGAGACCAAACATGGCCGATACGACCCAGGCCCGCAGAATCTCTTTAAGTTTAAGTCGCCGTTGTATAGTGTCCAGCCCCATAGACTGCAACTCGGCGTACTCCTTGTAAGCCATATACGGGGTAGATACTTCATTCAACGGGTTCTTACTTACGATTGCAGGGACCATAGCACGTATAGCAGAGAAGACCATGTTGATCGGCCTATCACCTGTCATACCATAATGCTTGGAATAATACTGCCCTACGTACTCCTTTACAAACATCGCCCTTGCACGCCGGTAGACCTGCATACGCTCGAAACCGCACTTAACAACTTCCTGTACTTTTAGAGGAGAAACTTCATTTATCATAATCAACTCAGAAAGTTATACTTCTGTCTCCATGATTTTTTATTACCAAGTTTCTTTTTCCTAAGGGCCATTTTCATCCGGTAGCCAGTAGAGCCAATCGGCGGCTCTATCTTGCCGGGCTTTGAAACAAGGATCGCTGCCTTGCCCTCTTCCAACGTAAGCGCGTCGGCTATTACACAGTCGCCGTGTGTCTTCCTTGCCGATGAATTTTCTTGCACCAAAGTCGCTGGGCCGATATACCCATCAGGAAAATGGATATAATACATCGCTTCTTCTAATGCCCATTCGCTATGGTTAATGTATCCGCCATGAGCCATGACTCTATCATACTGCATGAGCAGTTCATTTTTTGAAATCGGATCAGCGTGCCAGCCGTATTTCTTTGTCTCTGTCGCTGCTATCTGTCCGCTTACTATTTTCTTGTAATAGAATGGGTATTCAAACTGCGTAACTATCATACGCCCGAAGTCCCATCCTGGGCCATTCATTTCCCACTTCATAAGTGGCAACCGCTGCGGCAGCTTCCCGCCGCACCATAAAGCAATGGCGACGGCTATACGAGAAAGTTCATATGGCGGAGTATTAGCACCACGCCATTCCGCGATTTTCTCCCCTGTCTCTCGACATTTTACTGATATAACAGAGTTAGACGCCCCCTGCCCCTTACTTACATCGATTCCTAATCGGTAGGATTTCGACTGATCCGGCCTTCCAAGAAGCAGGTGTATCCAGACCCTAAGCTCGCCTTTAAGGTTCCTCGTAATCTTAACAGCGTCGTAGTTCCTGCGCTTAACATAATTGCGGACTTCTTCATTCGCTATGCCCGACTTCAAATCTATATTAAAGCGTGTCAAAGGCGGACAAGCGAACAGGGCCTTATGCTTTTCAAAGTTGATACCAGTGAAAAACATATCGCCCGATTCTATGTCTTGTGCCAAGACTTCCTGTGCAAGCTCTTTCGGGCTACGCACTGATTCTTCTACTTCAAACCACGGAGAACGTATCTCATAACCGCCGAGGTCTTTTTCAACTACATGCCTTCCAGAACCTTTTTCTGGATGCTCCCAGAACGGAAGGTGGAAGACCTTGATCTGACCCGATTTTTTCCATCGGCTGTACTCAGTTCCAGCACCCGCAGGAGTGGAATTGATAATACGCATGAACGCCACGTCCCTTGTGGCCGATCGCATTTCATTCCCGAATTCAACTTTAGCGAACTCGTCAAGCAATGCTACCAAACGTCTATCACCTGAACCGGCGTGTTTGGTAGTTGATTCGCCATCAATTGTAGAGCCAGTCAAACTATTGTGCATGTGCATCTTAGTACGGTACTTATCGCCTACCATGCAATCGGGTGGTAACATCCACTCAGGAAGCCACTCGTTTATCTTGTCATGTTTTTGGAATAGCGCCTTGTGGTTTCCAGTCTGATCCACGTACTCACGAGTACGCGACATTTCAAGTAGCTGTGGCCCCTTTGGATGGAACAACCATAGCCAGTGCATGAAGATTACGCAGCACCACGACGCCCCCATATCACGGCATTTTGAGATAAGTATGTCGTGAGGAGCATGAGCTAAACGCTCTTCAAATTCATTAAAGAGTTCATCCTGGATTTCCCAGGTTATAAACGGAACGTGCGGACTGAGGGATTCTATTCGTTCCCCGCTAATCGGATCAATGTCAAATTGATGGTACGTCCACACGAAAGCGTTAGTAAAGAACAACAAAGATTCCTTACAAGCCGCGAGTAAATCGGCCTGAAGGATCGTGTCGTTCTCCGCTTTCAGAAGAATTTTTTCCTTCCAGGAAACATTCTCATCCAGGTGTTTAGGGACAAGCAGCCCGGATTTTGGGTCTTTCCAGAAACGATTCCCCAATGGGAATGGCTGCTTTAGTTCGGGTTTGCAGATTTCTGTTAAAATTATTTACTTACCTTGTGCCAAGTCGTTTAATATCTTTTTATTCTCATCGGACACCTTATTAGGCACCGTCCGGCTCTTATCCAAGTTCTCATTCGCAGCAGGAGCGCGGCCTTCCATGCGGTCAAAAATCAAAGCGATCATACCGGCAGAGGGTTTAATCACCTTGTTCTTGCCGGTCTTCACATCTACCTCTTCATAGCCAAGCGCGATCTTAAACATCAATCGGGCCAACGACTCGGCTTTTGTCGCCATCTTATCACCGTCTGGACCCGCGACGAATTCTGTCTCTTCCTGCGCTATCATGCGCAGATGCCCCGAAAGCAACTTACCAGCACGAGCTTTGTCGCTGATAGTAGGAGCTTTAGGAGCAGCGGGGGTTATTCTCTTTTTAGGCTTAGGCGGTGGCTTAGGCCCCTCGTTGTCTTTCGGCATACGCTTCTCTCAGGTCATCAATTTTTGCCAGATAATACATAACAGATGCCGCGATCCACTCTTCGTCGATCTCTCGTTTCTGCTCACTTAATTCCATCAGGTAGAAAATATGAGCGTCGCCATACTTCTTCTGCATAAATCGGTAGTACTTGACCCATTCACCTTGACGTCGCATATTGCATTTATAACACTGAGCATGTACACAAGTCGGTTCAAATAGGATACTGTCCATCCGGCCTGGTATAAAATGCCCGGCCTGTAATTTTTTAAGCGGGTAAGGTCTGCCGCAAGTACAACAAATTCCGTTATCAAGAGTTCCTGTAGCTTCAAGGCAATCCCGCATGCGGATATACATAGAGAAGATTTTACATAAATCTTTCTTCGCTGCGACGAGTGGACTGTCTTTACGCTTCGTCATGCTTATGCTCCGTCATGCCAGCATAAGTGTCCCAGGATCGTCCCAGCCATGACAGGAGTGAACACAGCCACTCCCAGATATACCCATACAGCAGCCAGTACCGCCACCATAATTACCAAGTCAAGCCATTGCGGAAACAGCCGATGATATCTTTGGCTGATCGTATCTCTTTTGGTAACCAGTAAATAGATATCGGCGAGGCCAATCAAGACCATAATCGTAAACACAAACCACATCATTTACCACCCGCTTTCTTCTTCCAGAAATCTCTTTCGCGTCTGGTAGCTTCCACATCGAAGTTCAGGTACAAGATCAACACCCTCTGTTCGTCAAGAACCCCTTCAGCAATCTCCAGCCGCTCCGTCGTACCCATTTTCCCGCGCTTCTTCGGTCTCTTCGTATCGTCCATCGCACGGCCTCTTGTTTTGTTGGTTCTCTCGATGTGTAATGAATCGGATGTTTCCACGTTCGTAATCTCCGTCATTATCTATGCGATCAATTTGTAGCCCTCTTGGGTCAACACACAATTCATTCGTAACATAGCCACGAAAATCATCAAGCGATTCAAAACGGACTCTTATGCCACGGCCCCCATAATTTTTATAGCTCGGATGCTGTAAGTCATTACAACGTGCATTTATATGTGTAAAAGTTCCCGATAAGAAACCTTTAATGGTAGAACGATAAACCTCGCGGCCACGTTTCTGAGAAATTCTACCCTTTCCAGAGCCCCTATATTTCTTAAACACAGCCTTACCTTTTTCAGACTGAGCGTAGCGTTTAGCCACCGCCTTACCACTTTCAGTCTGTCGGTATGCCCTCTGATATTCAGCGGTCGTAGCCATAGATATACTCCTCAACTTTTTCTTCCATCAGGTCGTCCCAATTAGAACCCTCGTCCTTCCATCCGCTCAACAAGGCGATTATATCAGCAGCAGGCGTGATAAAATTCATACCACAGTTATGTGTATAACCGGCTATTGCTATGCCGATTACTCTGCCCTTCATGTCAAAGACCGGCCCACCGCTATTACCACCGTTCACAGCCGCATCGATCATAATTACGGGATTGTCACTCAACCAATCTTCCTGCACATCGAGTTTAGATACAATCCCGCGAGTTACATAATTGAAATACGCCGGATCAAGTGGGCTACCGATAACTGTAATCGGCTGACCTACTCGAATTTTAGTAGTGAGTGTAAGTGGCCTAAGACCTGCCTTACGCACCTGTAGCACAGCACAATCAGAGACTTCGCTAATACGAATAGCCTGTACATTACGGCGTGTGCCATCTGCAAATAGAATTGCATAATCGCCTCTCCTGTCAACAACATGCCTCGCAGTTATAATTAAATCAGGTGCAACAATGAATCCTGATCCCGTATGCCTGCCGTCAATCTCGATGAGTACCGTCGATGCTATCTGGTACTCAAGACTATAACTGATAATCGGATAAGAACTGGTCGAATTAGCAACAAGCGTGCCACCAACAATGAATGCCCCGATTGCAATAAGCAATAAGCAAACTACCACTGTTTTTTGCATAGTGCCCCTTTCTATGCTTTCATCTTAGCGAGGTAAGCAGAGCCACCACTTGCCAGTGACTGATAATGCAAGCTCGTATAGCCTGCCGGGATTGTAATAGTGCGGACGGTGCTTTCAGGCATAAACCAGATTACGTTTGCTTCTACAGCAGTCGTAGCGATCCCAAAAAGAAACGCGCCGTCAGTGGTCCCACCGGTCATAACCTGATACGTAGCACCAGCTTCAACAGTCTCTGTGTGGTTAGCACCAGCAGCGGCATCAGTAATCTTGATACCAGAAGCAAGAACCGGATCGCCAGATGCTACGCCTGGGGGAACACGATTGCCGCCGTTGTCAGATAAAAACATTTCCTGCATAATAAGCCTCTTAAAATGTGATGAGTGAAATTTTAGTTACCCAATCGGTAGGTATAACCATTGTGGCATTAGCCTCATCGCCTCCGATTGTGGAAGCGACTATATACCTTTTTTCATCTTCATATAGTAGATACCCGATAGTATAAATGGTAGGAGGGCTGCTTTCCTCCAGTTCGCTTATCTTCGTCCAATTGGGATTGCATTCAACGTCCCGCCAGATGATTTCGACTATCGGGCAATCCATAAATCAGGTCTCCCTGTTAAATTTGGAGTGGGGCAAACCCGCAGGTTACTCTCCCCACTATCGTTATCGCGGTCGGATTCCCGCGTTATCAATCGGCTAATTCATCCGATTCAAGGTATGGTCAATTGCAGCCTTCTGCTGATAACCGGCATGCTTCTGGTCGATTATGTTGCCCAAGTCGTGCTGCATCATGCCGGGACTCTGAATCGCATACAACTCAATACAGAATTGCTCGAAGGGCATGTCCTTCTGCTCGAAGCCGTCGTACAGTTTTCTGAAGCTCTTCCGCTTCTCGAAGGGTATGTTCTCAAAGCACAGCGACCGTTTCTTAACAGGCTCCGCACTCTCTTCTATAACTCCCTCGTCTATCTCTGGTTCTCCAAGGCATCCTAAATCGCTTGGCGTTATATCTTCCATTTTCATATCGTCATCAGGCATCTTGAGACTCCACATCATCACCTTCGTCTTCGAGCGTTTCAACTGCTGTATCGGCAAATGCAGCGATCTGTTTCTTTAGCTTTTCATTCTCAAGCAAGAGTTCGCCGGAAATCCCCGATCCGTTTGCTCCAGTCATTCCGATCGCTTTCGGCTGGACCTGTATCTTCACGCTAACCGATTTAGCCTCGTGGTCAATCTTAAAGGCTTTTACAACACACGACACATACTCAGGATGTTTCAACTCAAAGTATCGGAGAGCTTGGCCCTTCGAGATCAAGCCGCCGCCGAGTTCAATTATTGTGTATTCTGCGCCAACTGTTTTTGCCATTTCAGTCTCCCTCAACGAAAGATTGCTTTTCCGGTTCAGGTTTCTTCCTGGTTATCACCCAGTCTAAATCCTCGTCCACATGGGTCGAGTATTGTTCGGGGTGCCTAATATAATCGGCCAGGGTGCCGAGGTCTTCTTCTTTGTCGCTCATAACTCACGCCTCAACAAGGATCGCCTTTATCGCAAAGAAATATGCGGTTGTTCAACGGTTTGCCGCAATCGAAACACAGCCCCAATTTATCTCGCCGCATACGTTCTGCACGTCTACGGTTATGTCCTTCCACTATTCCTTTTATCAACACCGCGAATCTCTTGTCCTTTTCCGCCTTCCCCTTCTTGCTCAAAGGCTTCGGGCAATGATACGCCTGGAACGGAGACTTCCGCCACCTTATCTTGCGGCAGAGCCATAGCAGCCATTTGAATGGGTTTACGCTGTATGTCATTCTGGACCCCTATAAAAAACACATGGCCTCAGTATTAGGCGGATATTTAGCGAATAAGAACCTATTTCCAAAACTATTCTCAAAATTTCTAAAATTTTTTCCCTGGTCCACAAATACCATGACATAACCTGCATACTTATCCACATAAGTGTATACTTTTACACTTGCACGTTTTAGTACAGAACAGACCAAGTTGGATAAACCGCTTAAAGCTCCAAATGCCAGAATTCCTGGTGTCCAAGAAGGGTGCACGCCCGCATCTTGGTCCGATAACCGAAGGGTACCACCCCGGGGTCCGATATTACGCGGCTTTCGTCTCCATCAGGCGGGTATGGTCCTATAACCAGGCGCTGGTCTATGCCCATACGCGGCACAGTTATCGGTCCACATGGCAATGGCAGTTAGTACGTCCTTTAACCGCCCACATACGCGCCTATTAAGGTACCTGACGTGCTTCAGGATGGACGATCACTACAAATCGGCAGCTATCAGTGCGTGCATGTGGTCTTGGTCAACCAATACGCCCCATAATAAGCGACATAGTGTAATGTTAGGTGCGCCTAACTTTATGGCCCAAGGAACAGGGTTTATACCCCTATAAAAGACTAGGGATGATATGAATTAGTTATCAGCAAACGGCTTTTAGCCGTCAACAGGATTGAAAACAAGCGTTATTAAGCCAAAAAAGGACTTTTAGTTATCAGCAAAATCGAAGAATGGGCATTATTAAGCTAAAAAGGGCATAAATCATGGGCCATAACTAATGATAAATGAGTTCTAAATCTTTATAGCAAAAGGACTTAAATTCAGGACCCCATGATTTTTGTTAGTTATTAGAAAAATCTCACACTGTCCCTATATAGGATATATTTATTTTCGCCTATCTACCTATAATGGGGTATACGCTGTTTTATTATTCTCTTATGCTCAGTATGACACACTTAATAACTAAAAAACACTTAAACCCTTTATTTACAATGATTTATGTAAGTTATCGTATATTGGACGCTTGACTGCCTTTTTATAAGTGCTGCTGGCGCCACGACTTATAGGAAAGCTAATAACTAACCGGATAACTAAAAAGGGGGTGCTAATAACTAACTCCCTATTATCGGACTCTAAAACTATTTTATTCTTTTTTCAGTTTATAAACATTAGTCAGTATTGCACTTATGACTGCAAGCTAATTTTCTCACTTGACTATGAGTTGTGGTGGGTTATACTTATACTGGCAGGCAAAACACCGCCTGCCCATCTTATTCTTTTACAACTTAATAAGCACCCTGCACCGTGTTGGGTGCTGTCTGTCAACATCCTTTTAGGGGAAATACCATGGCAACAGCAACAGCAACTCAGACACCTGAACACAAGGCCGCAAGTGATGCAAGTAAAAAGGCATTTACAGCGGTTATCAAAAACGGAGTTTTGACGATAACATGCCCTGTTATCGAAAGAGTGTCAACCAAAGGAAAAACGGTGTTGATCGCCAATGCCAAAAAGCAACTGGCATTTAAGTCGGAAAAATACGGCGATCAAATTATCAATGTTTCCTGCAACGGGTATTTTTACAATCCCGATTTTGCCGGATAACACGCGGCAATATCGGACCATCGCTTCAACCACTTGGCAAGGGCCTGATTATCGGTCCTTGCTTTTTCTTTGCTTTTTGGGGGTGTTATGAGACATTGGACATTATGGGACTATGTGAAAATGGCGGTTTTGTGCACTATTGCACTGTGGTAATATCGGACCACGCCTTATTATGGGGCGTGGTCTTTTTATGCCCGGGCCAGGAGATTATCGGACGATAAAATAAAATTGATAAAAGAATTGGCAAAAGGTTCTTAATTGCTAAATATCTTAACTATACATAGAGGCGATGTAAAATGAAAGCAAAAATTTGCGGTAACTGTAAAGTATATAAATTAGTGTCCGATTTCCGTGAAAGCAAATTACAGCCCGATGGATACTGCGGATGGTGTATTTCCTGCCAAGCATTATTTAGCTGCACTGAAGTAAAGAAGAAGAAGAAGAAAAAGAAGATAAAGAAAAAATCAACTTGCCCTGCTGCGATAAAAAGAAGAAAAAAGATGGCCAATCTTATCGCAATGAGAAAAAAAGAAGAAGTATATAGACAAAAACATAAAAAGGCACTCGGCGAAGTCGGCATGTTGCTGGCTGAAAAATACTCAAAAGCCTACGCCGAAGTCGGCATATTGCTGGCTGAAAAATACCCAAA